GTCCAGTTGAAGGTTCCATGAATGGAACTTCCTCTGTACCAGCACGAACTCCAGTGGCCACAGGTTCTTGTTCACTTGTCCTCTGATCAATGATTATGGGTTCCAAAACCTCTGCGAGAGAACCCATAGGCATGGCCATTGCTACCCTTTGAGAAACAGGAGACATCAAACTTGTAGGGAGAGCAGAACTCTGGAGTTGTGGATTACTCAGTTTCTGCATAATTCTTTCATACTCTGCAAAGATTTTGTCACCGTGCATTGCACCTGTAGTTCCATGTATATCAGGTGATGTCAAATTGTTATAGTCACCAGAGATATGTGCAGCTGCAAATCTTCTAACTAAAAACTCAGGTTTTGCATTGGGATATGCTCTTTTAATTTGAGTGAGTGTATTAATTACATGTCTTCTAAACAATTCATCTTGACCTTTTTCACCTAAAAGATCCAACATTTTTCGTGAGGCAGCTTCACCAACTTTTCCTGCACGTTCACTTTCTGCAAATATTTTTTCGATGTCAGCATCTGACATACCCGCTTCAGTTGCATTTTTTCTCACCATATCTCTAACATCACTACGATAAGTCATAAACTGATACTTACCGAGACCACGACCAACTTCAGTATCACCAGAAAATCTTGGTGGAAGAAATGTTCCTACAGATGTGTACTGTCCCTCTGCAGCACCAGTTGCATCTGCAAGTGCTCCAATATTGACACCATAAGACATTCCTGTAAGTCCTGACCCTGATGGAAGAGTAAATGAAGCTGCAGGTTCTTCTGGACCAAGTAAGGATTCTTTAGCCTCTTCAAAGAATTGTTTGATATTACCAGGAATACTGTCAAAGAACTCTTTTATCGCTTCTTCTCTTTTTTTGGCTTCAGAGATACCAAGTAATGCAGCATATCCAGCGAAACCTTTACCAAGTTCATTGCGAGCATTTCTAAATCTACTAGACAATGCCTGTCTTCTTTGTTCGGCCTGTTGTTTTAGACCTCCAAGAAATCCTTTTCTTCTTTCAGTTCTGCGTCTAGATCTAGATTGTCCTCTTTTAGCTAATTGTTCTTTTTGTTGTTGTATTACACTTGCTCTGTATTCTGCATCAATTTTAGCATTCTCTTCCATTGCCTGAGCAATGGCTAAAATATTTCTATCTAATCTGTTGATTTCTTGTAAGATAAAAGTATCTTCCTCTCCTGGTGCAATACCAGCAACTCCAGGAGCAACCAACTGAGGAATGACTCTCTGTTGTTGAGGAAGAATGTTTGTTACAGGTTCTGTAAGAGGTTCTGGGACAACAACGTCAGGTGCGTCATCCTGAGGACCCCTAGCAAAAAGTCTTTTATCTGGTTCGTATCCTTCTAAAAAAGCACGCGCAGCAAGTCTCTTCCTATTCTCCTGATCCCCTAGGCCATCATCCTTCTTACCACGAAGCGTGTTGAGAGCTACCGCTCGTGTTAAAAAATTAAGTGCTGCGCCAATACCTAGTGCCATTATTGTTGAATGCCGTACTCTTGTTGTGCCTTAAGTTTTTCTGCTTCAAGGTAGTTCTTCAAAAGAGCAACATAAATGTCTCTTTCAAAGGGCATCATGTTTTCAATCTCAGTCAATGAGTATTTATGATACTGGATGAGAGAAAAGTTAAGTTCGTAGTATGACTCAGCGCTCGTATGAGCCATACTTATGCGAAAAAACTTGACAGCCCCTCCAAAACAACTTCATTCTCAACTCCCGTATTGGGATTTGTCACGGTGATGGTGTGTGACAATTTAGGCATGGTATCAAAGAAAGATTCAATTCTTCTGAATTGACTAGAATTGAACTGTTCAAGGAACTTGATCATTTCTTTTTCAGTGAAGTCATCATATGCAGTCTCTTCGTCATAAACGAGATCAACACATGTAGCAACCATTGAAAAAACATCATCCTGATCAGTGAATGTGAAATTACTATTCACAAACTGATCGAGAGATGGATACTTCATTCTCAATTTGTATCGATCATCAATCTCAATATCAGTGGTGTGTTCTTCATCAAATTGAACTTGAATAGCCTCAATATCAATCTCAACTGGAACTTGAGTTTCCATATCATCAGGACAAGTTACCAACACCTTGACAGTTTCACCAACAGACTTTGCACGAATGTTGAGGAAGAGATATTCAATATCAAATGTAGGAAGTTGATCGATCTTTACTCCCCTGGTCTTCACACAGGCCTTGAGAGTATCCTTAATAGCTCTAGTGATGTCCTTGGTATCACCAGTTTCCAAGGCCAAAATCAGAACCTTTTCCTCTTTTACCAGAAAAGGTCGATATGTGATTTTCTTTCCCGAAGATGGTAGTTTCAGTTCAAATGTAGGCGTTGCAATTGTTGGTAAAGGCATAATGAGTTACTCAGTGATAGTATTTAGAACATATCTTGACGTTTTCCGTTTTGATCGTATGCAGGTTTTCCATTAGGTAACAATAACACACCATCTGGATTGTCTGCACCGAAACCAGTCGGATTGTCAACAGGAACTGCCCTAGATCCTGGGCCGTTTGTATTGACTGGAGTATCAATAGGTGGTGTGGTAGGTGCAGTTGGATCAGTACTTCCTAGGTTTTGAGCCTCAGGTGTTGGATTTGTTTGTTCTGGTGATGCTGCTGGTGGTGCAGTTTGTTGAGTGGTGCCTGCAGGATCAGATGTGATAGTTCTAAGTTTTTCACCGATCAGCGGTCTTCTAATTTTAGTAACACCACTCATGATGTATCTGTCATACCTAAAAACAGCACTACATCTTAATAGGTTGATTCCCTGATAAGAAACTGGTACTGCACCAATAGAAAGAGGCCATGCTCTGAACAATCTATAACTAACTTGTTCCCGAATATCAGCAGCAATACCATTATTAAAACCACCAAGTTCAAATGAACCAGGTCTAAGATTCTTATTGAACTTTGAAATTACAATTTCACACTTGTAGTCATCTGGATAGTTCATCTTCATCACCTGATTTCGACTCAGGGTTGAAGTACTACCATAAAGAGGATTAATAAATTCAATCCAAGACTCAAAGAACTTCAGAACATTATAGTCTTTATCAATATAGAAAACCAGATTCAAGTCATCATAGATTCTACTGTATGGATTTCTTTCAGTAATACCTTGTCTATCACCTACAGTCTCATAGTCTGCGAAAGAAGATCCAGGAAGAACAGCGTCAGTACAATATAAACCAAGATCCTCTGTCAAGAATCTCCTATCAATCCCAGCCTTTCTTGCTTCATCTCCTACCAAACCATTGATAGAGAAAAATACTTGATATTCGTTATCAGTCGCGACCGTCTGAAAACGAGGTCGAATATCCTCAATTCTATAACGTCCACCACGGAATTGATTGATTGCCATAACGGCTCTAAATATTAGGAGGCTTGTTATGGTTATTTAGATGGCTTATAGTGGAAGATTCAAACCATCAAATCCACGAAAGTACAAAGGTGATCCTACACAGATTGTATACCGTTCTCTGTGGGAACGCAAGTTCATGGTTTACTGTGATAAAAATGATGCAGTGATCCAATGGCAAAGTGAGGAGATTGCAATCCCATATAAATCACCTGTTGATGGGAAGTGGCATAGATATTATCCAGACTTCATGATCAAATATAAAGATGCGACTGGAAAGATTCGCAAAGTGATGGTTGAAGTCAAGCCAGCTAAACAGTGTAAACAACCAGAAATCAATCCACCCAAGAAAACAAAAACTTGGTTGAATGAGGTTTACACATGGGGAACAAATCAGGCCAAGTGGGAAGCTGCAAGAGAATACTGTAAGGATAGACTCTGGGAATTCAAGATCTTTACCGAAAAAGAGTTAGGTATTAAATGAGTATCGCCTCTATTGTCACTGCAAAGGTAGGACCGAAAGGTTCACGTCGTCAGTATCGTGACGCTCTTGTGGAAACTCTTGCAAACTATCAGGGTGATCAATACGATGATCCTGGTTCTTTTGGTGAACAAAGTGGACCTATACAAGTTGGAGAGATGTATTTCTTCAACTACATCGCAACAAAACCAGAGAGACTTGAATATTATGATCAGTATCCAGTCAGTTACGTTATGTTTATTGACAGAACTGGTTTCATTGCAGCAAACATGCACTATTTGGCGCCTAAATTAAGAGAAGCTACTGCAAACAGCTTACTAAATAGTGGAGATGGTATAACTGTACCCGAGAGATCTATTCGTAGATATCGATTTGAGGGCCTACAGGGTAACATGATGAGAATTCCAGAATCTGAAATGGCAGACGTATCCATGTTACCAACTGAAGAGTTTATCAAAGTAGAAACGGGAAGACGTTTCCCCTCGTATCGCGTATGGAGGGGTGAGAAGTAATGGCTATTCTTAAGGGAAACTATAATAGTTCTAATAATACATATATCCAAGTAGATGATGCTGCAAAACAGTGGTCTTTATTAAAGGCTACTCCTGAACAATATCAAACAACATCTGGAAACCTTCAATTCACAGAGAAGGGAATTGAGTCATTAAAAATCAATGCAGGTTTTAGTAACATTACTGGACTGGCAAATTTTTCTGATGCCAAAAATCAGGATCTATTTGGACCAAATCCATTAGAAGGTATTAAAAACCAAAGAAATGAAGCACTTGCGCTTTATGCAAATTCTTTAAGTGTTGCAGAAAGAGAAGAACAAATCATAAACCAACCAGATACAGCATTATCGGCACTTATTAGTTCAAACACTAGTGAAACTCTTGAACAAGACAGTAACTTTAGTGTTGAACAACCACCATCATCTTTTTCATTACCCAATGCATCATCTGGATACACTTCTGGAACTGCGAGGGCTGTAGGAAGTAAAAATACTTCTAACATATTGAAGTATCCTATTGATATGGATCTTACAATTCAAGATCATCTTGCGATCACGTCTGCAAAGTATAGACCAGGTGGACTTCCAGGAATCGGAGGCACTCAATTTGGATCAACACAAACATCACAATTCTTAAGAACAAGAAACGAAGAACTTGGGAAAACTATTCTTCTCCCAATGCCAAATGAAATTGCAGATCAAAACTCTGTAAGTTGGGGTCCTGGTGAATTTGGTGGTATTGCAGGTTCTCTCTTTGGTCCAACCGCCCAGAGATTACTCAACTTAAATAAAGGACTGAATGAAGACGAAAAAGGTGGAGACATTATAGAGAAAGTAAAGAATCTTGCAGGTGAAACTGGACAATATTTTACAGATTTAACAAACCAGGCAACTAAGATTGCTGATCAACAATTTATTAGAAGACGATTCTTATTGGGAGCGGCCGCAAAAGCAGCATCTTTTGTAGATGTCAACGTTGATGTGGGTGCAGTTGTACAAAGAATCGGTGGTGTCGTAGAGAACCCCAACCTTGAACTTCTGTTTAATGGACCTGGTTTGAGAACGTTTAGTTTCCAAATTAGATTTACTCCAAGAAATAAATCAGAATCAATCGTTGTAAGAAAAATCATCAGGGAGTTCAAACAGACCATGGCCGTAAGGCGAGGTCAAGTTGAGGGTTACACAAACGCGGGAGGTTCCAACTTACTTCTTGGAACTCCTGATGTCTACAGAATTCAGTATCGTAGAGGATCAACAACTCAAGAAGAAATTAAGGGATTAAATAAGTTTAAGACTTGTGCTTTAAAT